AAGGAGGTGCCGTGATGGGTGGCGCAATCTTGTGTCCGATCTGCGGAAACAATCAGGCGTACTGCAAATGCACGCGCCTTGAGAAGGAGCAGTTTTGGGAGATCGCCCGGCTCCGCGAAGAGCGGCGGTGGGTCAGCGTCGAGGAGAGGTTGCCGGAGTTGAACAAGGCAAACCACTTCCAAGTCCGCTGCCTTGTGTGCTGCAAATCCGGCGGGGTCTGCGAAATGACTTACGAGATCAACACCTACGCCAAGCAAGAACGAAACAGGCAACCACGGTGGAAGTGGCAAGGATTGATCGACCGTTCGGAAGTCACCCACTGGCAGCCGCTGCCGCTTGGGCCGGAGGGGGACGGATGGCTGACATAATCGCAGACGCGAAAACGTGGCTGGCAGAGCAGCCGCAACGCACGCAGACGCACAGCGAGAATTGCCACAAGTGGCATGCGTCGTGCCTCGTTTCTCGTCTGCTGACCGAGGCAGAGCGTCTGAAAGAGCGCGTCGCGGTCCTGGACCGTAGGCCGCCGTTCACGGGACGCCCTGACGACAAGTGAAGAAACGCGCCGGGACGTAAGTCCATGGCAGCTTGGCCGGGCAGTGGGTCCTCCTCCCCACTGCCCGGCCCCCTTTTTCAACCTCCTTGGGGCATAAACCCTACAAGAGGTCTCGAATGTCGTCCCAGCCACCGCCATCTCTCGCCGACATGCGCAAGCAGCAGATCAAGCCTGTGCGCACCGAGCAGACCCCAATGGACATCAAGGTCGAGCCTCCGGCCCGGCGGCGTCGAGTGCTTGAGGGGCTGATGCCTCAGCGTCCTCGCGGGGGTGCGTGATGCCAGAAGGGTTCTCTCGGCGTCCTCCGCAGGACTATCCGGTTGCCAAGCCCGGCGAAAGCAAGCGCTTTGAGCCGCCTGCGGTGCCACGGGCGATGCACTTTCGCCCCTCGGAGGTACTCCACGAGCGCGCTTCTGCGCCTGTGGAGAAGTATTACCCAAAGCAGGCTGAGCGGATCCGAGAGATCCTCGCGGAAATCGTGGATCGGCGCGGCGATGAGCTAAAGGGCGAGGAGGTTTCGCCGGAGAACCTGGAGGCGCTTCACGGGAAGCTGGAAGACCAGCCCGGATGGAACAACGCAGGTGAACTTGCGGAGGCGAACAAAGACAAGCTGTGGATTGATCCGTCTGCGAAGTGGACGATGAGCCCGGACAGGCAGCGGTACATGCAAGGCGTCGGCAGGGATGTCGATTTCCTGAAGGGCTACCTCGACGGCGGTAACGCAGGTGACGACCTGCAAGCCCTGGAGTTCTGGGATCGCAGCAAAGACGCGAAGTCCACGGACAACTGGGACGGCGCCAACTACCAGCGCTTCAGCGGGTTGGGGAATCAGTTCGCGAGCAGCGTCACGGACCGTGCGGTTCCTTTTGGGGCGTTCATGCAGCTGACGGACGCCGCAGGCCCGAACATCCTTCGCTGGCTTCTTGGGGGCAAGACCAGCGCCGAGGACGCACTTGAGCGCACGCACGCGCTCAACGAGTTCCAGAAGCGATACCGCCTCGGCAAGAACCCGGTTCTCGACATTCCTACGCCAAAGCCAGGCGATGGCCCGGTGGCCAACTGGCACGAGCGTGAGGCTCAGCTTCGACAGCAGCGGATGGCTCTTGAGCCACCGTCCGGGCACGATGTTGCCAGCAGTTGGTTCGGGGGAGCGCCTGCGTTTGTTGGCGATGCGGTCGACACGCTCATGTCTGCCTTTGATCCGTCCATGTACGCGAGCCTCTGGACGTCCGTTCCTGGAAAAGCTGTCGCGCGGGCTGCGATGCGAACCATCCCGCCGAGAGCCGCCGCCAAGGTCGGCGCTCGCGACGTTGCCGGCGCTCTTGGTCGGCAGGGTGTCGCTGAGCTGACGCCAGAAGCCGGATTTGCAGCCGCAGTCCGCGCCGCCGCCCCTGCCAGCAAGCGTTCCTGGGTTGATTATTTCACGAAGCCCGAGACCGCAGAGTCGACCCCAGACAACATGTCCGAGTCAGCTGCCCGCCAGATGCTCTCAGGTCAGATGTCAGTCCCCGATGCCAGGACGGCCAAGCCGGTGGACGACTTGAGCAAGGCAGGAACCAACTACCGCCCATTCCCGATGCCCGCAACCGCTTGGAGATGACCCATGGCCCAGCCGTATCGCGCCTTCAGTAACGCAATGCAGTCGGCTCCGCTCGCGCCAAGGGTAGACGCCCGTCGCGCGCTTCGTGGCGACGCGTCGCAGTTCGCCCCAGACGGTGACGACGGTAGCCCGTCCATGGATGAGATGTACCGCCAGAGCGCCGATTGGCCGAACTGGCCCGAGGACCCGTCTGGCCAGATGCCGGTGATGCAGAACAGCCGCCAGGCCGTGCAGGCGACAAAGACCATGCGCGGAATCGACACTGCCGGCCGTCGCGACATCGTTCGTCAGCTCATGTCTGAGCGAGCGAACCAGCGCGCCGCCATGGCTGCGGGTGGCGCCGGTATTGCTGCAGCTGGTGCGGCAGGAGCCTCGGGCGGCAGCGCCATGTTCGCGCCAGCAACGACCCTGGGGAAGGACGATGAAGTCCGGCCCCAGAGGGAAGAGATGTACCCGGAGCCCGAGGACTCGTTCGACTACGGCGGCGAGGCCCTTGGTCCGGTGGGCCCGCGCCCGCGCGGTCCGTCCCGCATGCTGCCCAGGGTTCTCCAGGAGCCGCCAGCGACCGAGGATCCTTTGGCGTCCCGAGATCCGTTCGCTCCCCGCTACAACGACGAGGAACTCGATGAACCACTGCGGGAGGAAATGTATCCGGAGGCCGAAGCCACTGAGGATCCTTTTGCCGCCTACGACAGCAGGATTCGGGAGGAAATGTACCCGGAGCCTGAAGACTCTTTCGGCTACGGCGGCGAGGCCCTCGGTCCGGTAGGCCCTCGTCCGTCGGGGCCGTCGCGGATGCAGCCCTACCTCCCGAACGCCGACAAGCCGCTGAGCCAGGGCGGCTTCCCGTCTGGCCTGCTTCGTCACCTGCTGACGCCTCCTCCCCAAGATCGACCGAGCTACTGATCTGTCGTACAGTCCTGGAGTTCGACCAACTACCAGGAGAGCGCCATGAGCGACGAAACCGAACTCGCTGACATCCCGGAGTCCCCCTCCTCGAATGAAACCGGCTCGCAGGAGTCCAGCGCGCCGGCCCCCAGTCAGCCGGCTTCGTCGCCGCAGGCATCGTCACCCGCTCCGGACGTATGGTCCTCCTTCCGGTCTCTCCCTGACTTCAAAGGGAAAGACGACCGTGAGATTGCTGGCCGCCTGTACGCGGCAATGCAACGAGAGCAATCGGCAACGAAAGCTCTCGCGCAGTATCAGAAGCTGATTCCGTACGGTCAGGAGTATCTGCGATACCGCGAGAGCGGAGAATGGGATCGCTTCCAGCAGTGGCAGCAGTCCCAGCAGCAGGGGCAGCGTCAGCCTCGCCAGGCTCCCCCGCAGCAGTCGCCCCAGCAGGGGCAGTCCGCCCAGGGCTGGTGGAATCCCCCGCAGGTCCGTGAAAGCTCGATGCGCTGGCTCGTCCGCGACGAGAACGGCCGCGAGCAGATCCATCCCGACGCGCCGATGCACGTTCGTGAGGAGCTGTACGAGTACCAGAAGTACCGCACGGACTTTGCGCAAAAGTTCCTGAGCAATCCGCAAGAAGCCCTCGGGCCAATGGTGCAGTCTCAGGCCCGGCAAATCGCGGACCAGATCGTGCAGCAGCGTCTCGAAGAGGTGAGCCAGGTCGGCTACGTCAACGGCCTCGAAAAGGACAACGCCGACTGGCTGTACGAGGGGGACGGCAAGACCCCGAGCCGTGAGGGCCTGATGATTCAGCGATACATCTCCGACGCGGAGAGGCGCGGGATTACTTCGCCCAACGATCGCTGGGACTACGCCTGCGACATGCTGGAGCGCGACCTTCTCGCTGAGCTGCGAGACAACGACGCGCAGCTGGCAAGCCGACGTCAGTTCGCCTCCTCGATTCCGCAAGCTCCGGTGGACGAAGAGGTCGAGCTTGACGACAGCGGCATGGAAGATGCACAGGCCCCTGCCCAAATCCAGGCCGAGCGGGACATGAACTATCTGAGAAGGGAGGCTTCCAGGAATCCCAGCCGATCGTCCGGCGCTCCTGGTCGTCAAGCCTCCGAAGGCCCCATGACATTTGAGCAGCGCCTTCGCGCCCAACTGGCGCGCGACGGACTAGCCTGAAAGGTAGCAGATGGCGTCGGCAACCGACTGGGCACGTACAATTGGCACCACGCTCGTCACGCATCTCCGTGAGGAGGAGCTGACGACCTTCCGCAAGTTCAAGGTGTTCGCTCTCCTTGAGGGCAATGGCAAGGTTGCCATGAATCAAGGAGGTCGAGGCTTCGACTGGCAGGTTCGCTATCGCAACCAGCCGGTGACGTCCAACACCGGAGAATCTCCTCGCGTGTTCGCTCGCCACAACCTGTGGCAGCGCGCGAACCTTCCGTATCGCGGCTACACCGTGACGGACCAGGTGACCAAGCGCGAGATGCTGGAGAATCGTGGCGCTCAGGCGCTCATCGATGTGGCCGGCAAGATGACGAGCCGGCTCCAGGAGTCGATGCAGGAGCAGCTCGGCGTCGAGGTGTACGTCAACGGCAACGCCACCGGCAACGAGGATCGGTTCCACGGCCTGGAGTCGATCTTCGCCATCGACGGCACGGTCAACAAGACGGACGGGTCGAAGCGGACGGCCAACGCTGCCGACATCTTCGCCTGGCCGTCTGCGACCTACGCCGGCCTCAACACCGGCCTCGGCTATCTTGCCGGCAGCCAGCTGGAGACGGGCGCTTGGCCCTACGTCCGGACTGACCCGGAGTATGACTACTGGTCGCCTATTGTCGTGAATTACACGAGCACCTCGCTCGGCGGTGCCACGGCAACCTGGAAGGATCAGTGCATCGAGGCGATGCGCGAGGGCATCAACCACGCGAAGCGCAACGACACCAAGGAGAGCCAGATCGACGCGATCATGCTGAATCGCGCTCTCTACATCCAGTTCCTCAACCGTCTGGATGCTCGCGAGCGCGCGATCGTGTCGAAGACCAACGGCCTCCGCAGCTACGGCTTTGGGGATGTGGTCGAGCTCGACGGCCTGGAAGTGTCGACGGAGTACGCGGTTCCGACCGGCGTGGGCTACGGAATCTCCATCGGAAACATGGAGATGAAGTGCATGGAAGGCCAGCTCATGGTCCCGGAGGGTCCGTACTACAACGAAGAGCTGCAGGCGTATCGTTACGCCGTCGGTGTCCTCGCCAACATCAAGCTGAAGAGCCCGCGCAACTTCGTGAAGTTCGCGGCCGTCGCCTGAACCTCCTGAGAACGATTTCCCGGAAAGGTCCCCATGAGTACTCTGACTTCTGATCCGAAGTTCGCGCGAGGCCAGGTCCTCGGCATTCTGTGGAAGGCATACGACGCCGACAACGGCGATGGCACTAAGGTCATCGGCCAGCGAGTGACGTTTCTCGACGAGAGTCCGATCACGAAGCTGAAGCTGAGCAACCGCACGGTGGACTGCATCGCCGTGAAGAACGTGTCTGGGGGCACGCTCGCCCCTGGGGCGATCGTGAAGTTCCGGGCCAACAACGGGACCACTGACGCAGGTGACGCCGGCCTTTCGCAGGTCGACGGCGTGGCTGCCAGCACCGACACCCTCTACGGTGTCGTCGATGAGTACCTCACGGCCAGCGTGCCGGATCAGGAGGTGTTCTGGCTCGTCGTGTCTGGGCCCAGCGTGGTGAAGAAGGTAACCGGCGCAATCTCCGCCAACGCCGCTCTGACGATCTCGTCAGCGACCGCCGGGTCGGCAGCTGCCGGCACGAGCCCGCTTCTCGGGTACGCCATCAAGGCGGCGGTCTCTGGTGACACCACGGTTCGCGTCCAGGTGTCCTCGCCAGTTCGCGGTTGACGCAGGGAAAAGTGCGATTCGAGCCGGGCGCAAGGGCTGATTCCCTTGCGCCCGGTTTTTTTATGCCTATACTTGTCCCGGTTTCAGTTTCCCATCAGAGGAGATTCCCATGTCATCCAATGAAGAGCAGGCCGACAACCGCATCCGTGAAGGGGTCAAGTACTTTTCGGACCAGATGAGAAAGCTCGGATTTCTCGGCGACACGGTGTCAAATGTTGGAAGAGACCGAGAGGCTGGCCCAGACCCGGTGGTCGTCCTGAAAGACGGGATGGCCCCAATGGTCAAGACCGTCCCACAGGCCGACAGATGACGCCACCAGGCAAGCAGTGTCGAGAGTGCGGGGATTACTTCCCAGACAACGTCAATAACTTCAAGAAGAAGAAGGACGGCACTCTCGACACTCGCTGCTTGGCCTGCCGGCAGCGCGTAAACGCCGGAAAGCGCAAGAAGAAGCGCGTGGCGTACCTCAAGGATGTTGAGGTCGGCGCAGTTGGCAACTTTCTCCAGGTCGCCCAGTCGGGTGGCCAGAACATTCCGCACTCCGCAGAGCTGCTTGAAAGGCTCATGGAGTACTTTGGCGGAACCAGCGGATTCTCAGCGCTCTTGGTCAAGCAGTTCTTCGACAGCCCCCCTGGAGGGGCTGCGAGGACAAAAATCCTTGAGACGATCGTGCGTCTTGTGACCAAGAACACCGATCAGGGCGGGGCCAAGAAGCCACTCACTCAGTGGAGTGAGGACGAGCTTGAGGCGGAGCTGGACGGCCGGCTGCGCGTTTTGGCTGCTGAGTTCCAAGGAAGGATCGTCGATGGCACGCTCGCGCAAGAAGCCTCAGGCCCCCCCGCCTCTCCCGTCAGTGAAGCGGATGAGCGGGTTCGCGATCAGCAAGATCAAGGAGATCCAGGCCGAACTGGCGGACCGCCGGATCGAGGCGCTGAAGCTCTACCGACCGACGCCTGAGCAGGCGAAGTACCACGAGTGCGTCGCCAGCGAAGTGCTTTTGATCGGCGGAAATCGTTCCGGGAAGTCGCTCTGCACGTTCGTGGAGGACGCCAGGGCTGCGACTGCGCAGGATCCTTTTAACAAGTACCCTACCGAGGGCGGCATCCTCATCATAGTGGGCCAGCACTGGGGCCACATCGGAAAGGTGGTGTATCCGTACCTGTTCCGAGCGGGCGCTTTCAAGATGATTCGCGATGCGAACACGGGGGATTGGCGGTGCTACAACCCGGAGACTGACGGTCACCGCAAGGCAGATGCCAAGCCCGCCCCTCCCCTCATTCCGCCGCGCCTGATCAAGACCATCTCCTGGCTGAACAAGGCTGAGCGCCAGATTCAGTCCTGCGAGCTCACCACTGGCTGGATCATCTACTTCTGCTCAAGCCAATCTGACCCCCTGCAGGGTGTTGCGGCCGACAGGGTCCACATCGACGAGGACATCGAGGGCGACGAGAACTGGGTGCCGGAGCTTCAGGCCCGACTCTCGGATCGCAAGGGGCGACTCCATTGGAGCGCCATGCCGCACTCAACAAACTTCGCTCTCTCTGGTCTGCACGACCGAGCCACCTCGGAGTCGGAGTTGGCAAAGGAGCACCCCGACATCGTCTGCTTCAAGCTCCGCTTCCTCGACAACCCTCACATCGATTCCGACGAGAAGCGAAAGCGCATCGAGGGCTGGTCGGCGCTCGGGGAGAACATTCTTCGCATGCGCAGCGAGGGGGACTTCATCTCGGAGTCCTATCTCTGCTACCCGACATTTCACATGGGCGTCCACGGGTACGACCGCAGCGATCTGCCAAAGCTGGTGGTTCCCGATGACTGGACCCGGTACATGATCGTGGATCCTGGGCACTCGGTGGCCGCCGTCCTTTTCGCTGCCGTTCCGCCCGACGAGCAGATGCTTCTGATCTACGACGAGCTCTACATCCGGCAGTGCAACGCTGTGATTTTTGGCGAGCAAGTAGCCAGGCGCGCCATCGACCAGTCGTTCCATGCTTTCCTGATCGACATGCATGGAGGTCGCCTCCGAGACATCGGGTCTGGCCGGCTCCCCGTCGACCAATATTCCGAGCAGTTGCGCATGCGCAATGTGCGGAGTGCCACGACAGGAAACAGCTTCCTGGCGGCGTGCGACGACATCGAAGCCCGCATGACGGCTACGCAGAGCTACATGCACATCCGCCCGGAAGGAACGCCAAAGCTGCGGATTTTGCGCGGCGCATGTCCAAACCTGGAGCGCGAGATGAAGCGCTACCGGAAGAAGACGGCCTACGTAGGCGGATCGCACGTGGTGCAGGACTCACCGAACACGAGGGGCGAGGTTCATGCCTGCCAGTGCTTGGAGTACATCTGCGCCTACAGGCCCCGCTACCACAAACCCAAGTTCGATCCTGGCCCTGACCCCTGGTACGTTGAGGTCGCGCGTCGTCGAAAGAAGCAGATGCTTGGCGATTCCGACGGCAGCTTCATCTACCTCGGCCCCACTACAGGACGAAAGAATGTCAACTGAAGGCACTCCAGAAGTCGGCCTCGGCACGATGGTTCTCTACTACCGGGACCCGCAGAACCTGCGTGAGCCACAGCTGGGGATCATCAGCCAGCGCCCTGGCGCGCAGACGGTCACTATTTCGGTGATGACCGGAGCCGGATTCATCGAGAAGCCGAGCGTGCGCTACAAGGACGATCCGGGCCTGAAGGAAAACCCTGCTTGGCAGCAGTGGGGATGCTGGGATCTGACGGACACCGAGAAAATGCTGCGGCGCGTGACCGGCCTGTCCGCCACGCTGATTGCCGCCAGCGAGCGGTCGAAGCGCTGACTGAAGCCCTGGGGGGATCATGGAAACTGCGGACCTCGACGAAAATCCGTTTGCCAATGGGCAGACGGGCGAGGATGTCTTGCGCGCGATCACTCGCGGGTGGCTCAAGAAGATTGAGCTCGCCGTGAAGCACAAGCGTCCGTTCGCGGAGGACGCGAGCGAGGCTATGGACTTTTTCGACGGCCCGCAGAACTGGTTCTGGCGCGACAGCTACTCCAAGAGCGAGTACGGCTACAACCGATCGATCTCTCCCCCTGGCTTCCGGATGCAGGTCAATCGCGTTTTTGAGGCAGTGAAGCTCTTCGCGAGCGTGATCTATCACCGGAACCCGGTTCGCACGGTCTCGCCCAAGAAGTTTCCGTTCGTGCCGCCGGACCTTCTTGGCGTGACGCCAGACAACATGCCGGCGGTCCAGCAGTACCAGATGGCCGCCCAGCAGACGATGCAGCAAGACGGCGTCCGGCAGCTGGTCTCCCAGCTTCTCGACAAGCTCCTGAACTTCACGCCCGAGGCTCTCAACCTCAAGACCCACAGTCGTCGCGTCGTTGACGAGGCGATCATCAAGGGGGCTGGGGTGTGGTGGACGGAGATGGTGACTGACCCTGGCACAGGCCAGAAGTTCGTCGGCAGCTTTGCCGACACCATCGACGGACTTCTCCTCGACCCGGATGCCCTTGAGATCGAGGACATCACCTGGTGCGCCAGGAAGTGCTGCCATCCGATCGACGTCGTGGCAGAGCAGTACGGCGTCCCTCGCGAGGACCTTCAGAAGACGCTGCGCAATGTGGTGAACGCCAGATCGGCAGAGGTCCGCGAACTGGGGCTCTACAACGATGAGAGCCGAAACCCGCAGAAGCGAATCGGGAAGACAAACGACCTCGTCACCTACTGGCGGATCTACTCCAAGACCGGGTTCGGAGATCGCCTCAAAGACGTTTCGTCGGATTACCGTGGAACCTTCGATTCGCTCGGGCAGAACTGCTACATCGTCGTCGTCGAGGGCTTGGACTACCCACTGAACGTCAAGCCAGAGATGTTGAACGAGCCCGTGGACCCTCAGGCCGGGACTGCGCCGAACCTCTTCTCGTCTGTGCAGTGGCCTATTCCTTTCTGGGGCGAGGCGTCTGGGTGGCCGTTCACCATGCTCTCGTTTCACCGCAAGCCCGGCTACGTGTGGCCGATCAGCCATGTCAAGCCCGCCATCCCGGAGCTTCGGTTCCTTTGCTGGGCTTTCTCGTTTCTCGCCCAGCGCGTCGCAATCAGCTGTGAGACGCTGGTTGGCGTGAGCAAGGCTGCCGACCAGGACGTCAAGGATCAGATCCTGAGCCAGTCGCAGGCTGGGTTCAAGATCGTTGAGCTGAGCGAGATGGTAGGCCGCAGCGTCAACGACCTGATCAGCGTGTTTCAGCTTCCAGACCTGAGTCCGGAGATCTGGAAAGTCATCCAGGCCGTCACCGAGATGCTTGAGAAGCGTCTTGGTCTGACCGAGCTGGTGTACGGCCTGACCAACAAGCAAATGCGATCGGCCACGGAGGCGTCAGTCCGGTCTGAACAGATCTCGATTCGACCCGACGACATGGCTGAGTGCGTCGAGAATGCGATGACGGAGATCGCCCGCAAGGAAGCGATGGCTTCCAGGTGGCTCCTAGAGCCAGACGATGTCGCTCCGATCCTTGGCCCTGTGGGTGCTGCCGCGTGGGCGATGCACGTGGCATCCATGGACGTCTCTGCGGTGGGAAATGAGTTCGATTACCGGATTGAGGCAGGCAGCGCTCGGAAGCCCAACAAGCAGACCAGAATCGAGCAGATGCAGTCGGCGCTCCAGAACCTGGGGCCTGTTCTGTCGAATCTGATTGGTGCTGGCGTTGTTGATCCGTTCAACGCGCTCATCAAGGACTGGGCAGAGTCGATGGACCTCGACGCCACGCCATACCTCGTTCCGCCGCCTCCTCCGCCCCCCATGATGCCACCGCCTGGGCCGCCTGGCCCGCCTCAAAGTGGCGCTCCACAAGGGCAGGAAGGCCCGCCTCCTGGCCCAGAACAGGGGCCGCCGCCTGACGCAGGGCCGCCTCCCAACCTTCCGCAGATTCCCCAGGAGATGCAGTAATGGTGCCATCCGAGGTTCGGGATCGTGGCCCGGAAGCCGTAGCCCACTACCGCAAGATGATTGCCGACGGGCAGACCGAGCGCTGGGCGACAATGTGCGCGCTTCAGTGCCCTCCAGGAACAGCAGGGTCCGATCGCGCTTTTATGCAGCGCCGCTGCAACGGCGAGTACCTAGGCGAGATGCACGCCCCAATGGCGTCTCGCTTGGTGCGTGAAGCACGGGCCGTGGGCATAAACCCATCGGGCAAGTTCTACATGGGCGGCCTGGCTGACAAGCGCGGGCACATGGACCCGATGGCTTGGGTGGGCAGCGTGGATGACGTTCGCCGCGTTGCGCAAGCGCGCGATCTTGAAGTCCATGGGATTGTCGACTACGTCCCGCCGGAGAAGGAACCGCCGAAGCGGGTCGACATCGACCCTGGCCTGTTGAAGGAAAACGTCGATCACGAGATGCGGAAAGACCCGTCCGCCAAGCGCGAGGACGTTGTCGAGAGGGTCAAGGAAAAGATCGTCCCGCACTGGAAGAAGAAAAAGGGGTATCGCTGATGCCATTCAAGATCGAACACAAGTCCTCTGTCACTCCGTCGCTTACAGCCACCAGCAGCGTGACAACGTCTGCCCGCATCCCATGGGGCGCAAACGCCGGAGGGATGATGTTTGTTTCCGCTGTCGCAGGCGGCGCGACAACCATCACCTGGTACGCAGCCCAAGACGCCGAGTCGACCCCTGTTCCCGTCGTGGACGCTGGGGCGAATGTCACGACAGCCGTGACGGCCAGCAAGGCGTATTACGTCCCCGACTCGCTCTTTTCTGCTCCGTTCGTCATGGCGGTCACCAACGCCGGAACCGTCTCGTTTGCCATGGCAGTCAAGGGGTGATCGTTGTACTACGCAGCCCAGGACATCCTCGAATACCTCATGGCGTCTGTGGGCGGCGGTGCCCAGGAGGCGGAGCATCGCGCCCTGCGGATCGCTACCCACAACGCCTTGCGGGACGTCGGCAACGCCAGGGACTGGCGCTGGTACGAGACGGAGGCCCCTCTTCCTGCGCCGACGGACTCGACGAACAAGGTCTATATCCTTCCGGCCAACGTGAAGAACGTAGATTCCGTGGTCCCGCCAGACAGAACCACCATCACGGAGTTCGTGAATCCTCGCGAGTGGCGGCGGCTGGAAATCTACACGCTACCGACACCGAGCCCGCTGTACTGGACGGTCATGCGCAGCCCGACAAAGCCAGATCGATGGCAGATGATGTTTGCCGGCAACCCCTCGGGTATTGACCCCTCTCTGACCTACTACTTCACGTACCGACGCCAGCCAACCCCGCTTCGCTACATGGGATACGAGGAGGTGTGTCGCGATGGATCGCTGACCGCCACCACGGCCCCTGGAGCCGTGAAGCGATATGGGACTGCGGCAAACTTCCCTGAGGGCATGGCGGGGACTCGTCCTTTCACGGCTCAGGAGATCCTTGGCGTTGCCGGCAGTCTTCAGGGCACTCCGCCGAGTGGAGCGAAGACCGTTGTCAGCGACTACCTCGACATGTCTGACCACATGTACACGGCCGTCCTGTCTGGCGCGGACATGTGGCTCGCCCGCCTCCTTGGCAAGAACATCGACGGTGCAACGGCGGTGTTTCAGCGCGACATGCGGTTGGCCATGGAGGCAGACCAGATCACGCCCATCTCCGGTCAGCGCAGCTTTGGGGCGCTCTACTCGCCTCGCGCGATGGGCTACTACTCTCCCACGCAGGCAAACACTGGGGTCTGACCATGCAGCCAACCCAGTGGTCTGGGGTCATCAGCAACGTCTCTCCCCACGCCATTCCGAACGGCGCGGCGGTCGACCAAATGAACCTCGGAACCGAGGTTGCGGGCCAGCTGACGTCGAGGGGCGGCATGAGGATCGTCCAGACGGTCCCTGATGGCGGGGCGCTGGACGTCCACGGCTACATGTCGGGCGGATACTACTACGCCATCTACCTCACGAACCAAGGCGGAATTGTGACGGTCAAGGGGCCTTCGTACGGCGACGCCACGGGCTCGCCCTCTGAGCCGTCGCTCGTGGTCACCGGCAAGCAGTCGGCAACCTCTTACACGCAGAAGTGCATTTCGGCGCTGGAGGACATCTGAGATGGCGCTCCCGGCGTTTTCGGCTGCAAAAGGAATCACTGTCACGACTGGCCCAAACAACGAACTGATCGTTGTGCAGGGCGGCGTTCGAGGCCGCCGATGGACTGGCCAAGAAAGCAAGGAGTTCGTACCGCTCGGCGTGGATGCCCCCACGGTCGCGCCAACCGTAATCGCAGACCCTGGTGCTCCGGATGGCTACTACATTGCCCGCGTCGATGTCACAAAGGGAGGCTACTGCTACAACGCGCCGCCTGTGGTCACGATCAATAGCACGCCGGCAATCGGGACAGTGACCGGAGGGGTCGAAGCCAGCGCCATTGCTTACCTGAATCAGTCGTCTGTCGCCGAGATTCGGGTCCAGAAGTCTGGCAAGTACTACCCTGCCCCGCCGACCATCACGCTGAGCAGCACGTGCGGAACTGGGGCCGTCTTGACCGCCGAGCTAGACATCCCTGTGGGGGCTGGATACGACGCCACAAACGACCCTCTGACCGGGATTACTCAGTGGGAGATCATCCAGGCTCCCACGTATCTGGATGAAGCTGGGGAAGTCTCGGATCCTCTCATTTGGTATAGGGCGTTCAATGGAACGGTGAACATTTCCGCCACGAATGGGACGGCGCTCACAAACCCCCGCCCCACCAACTACCAGCTTCCGACCGGCACAAACTGGGACTCCGCGATCACCTGCTCCTCTACCGGAGCAAGTCCGGCTACTTTGGTTGTCAGCGGAGACACGCGCACCGGCCAGGCCGCGAAAATTAAGCTCACGTTCGCCGGAGCGAGGTGGGTATGCAGCTACGCTCCTGCAGGCGGCCAGGCCCTAAACCACTGGCGGGGGGCCAGGCAGCTGCTCTCCGTGGCGCCTGGAAAGTTCGGGTCTGGCTATGACCCCAACACGACCGTGGTGGTTCGCATCCGCGCAAATCAGTCGAGCTCTAACACAGAGAACGACATTCTCATCTACGGATACCCGACCGGCAACGACAACAACACTCAGGCGCGCGGATACCCGATCAAGAACATTGCGATCACCAACCCTGGATCTGGGTACACAGTTGCTCCCGTGATTCAGATCACATCGAAGTCTGGGTTTGGTGCCGTCGCCACGTGTGAGGTCGCCAACGGACAGATAGTGTCTGTCAAACTCGTCAACAACGGCGGTGGGTACAAGACTCCTCCAACAGTGGAGGCGCTGTCGGGCAAAGCAGAGGCATTCCCTGTAGCTCGTCCCCACCTCAGGGGGAAATACCTGTGCTACTACCGCTACATCGACGACACCGCCGTAGAGTTTGGAGGGCCATTCCCGAGCAGTCTCTCGCCCCCAACGGTGTTTGACGCCGAGAACGGCAAGTCGCGCATTCGCTGGACGGTGGCTTACCCTAACGGCCAGGGGCGTCCAAAGGCCGTCGAGCTGTGGAGGACTACCAGCAACCAGGGCATTACCCTGTATCGCGTGTCCACGCAGCTGGCGTCGGCCTCGTTTTTCCTCGACGACCTCACGGACGACGAGCTGCGGAATCCTGATCGCGCAGGCTATGCGGCCATGCCGATTCTGCTTCCTAACGGAGAGCTGTGCGCAAATCGCTTCGCGATTCCGCCAGACAACAAGGACGTCGTCGTCCGCTTTCAGGATCGATACTGGTACGGCGTCGACACCAGCGGCCGCGAGATGAACACCGTCTACTACTCGGAGGTAGACGAGCCCGAGAGCGTGCCCAGCATCAACCAGATCGTCCTCCAGCAGAGCAGCCGCGACGCTGACCGGATCACGGCCCTCGCTCCCGTGAACAACACGCTCTTGATGTTTCAGGAGCGTCATGCTTTTGCCCTCTCGTTTGCGAGCAACCCAGTCTTCGATGCGCAGGTTCAACCGATTGCGTTTCGGGGCTGCATGGGGCAGCAGTGCTGGGACATCTACGACGGAGTCATATTTGCGCTTGACCAGACTGGCGTGTACTCCATCTCTCTCAACGGATCGGTCGAGGACCTGTCGGCACCAATTGCCAATCTCATTTCCGATCAGCTTGACGTCCTGAACGGCTCAAGGAACTTCCTCACCATCGACCAGAAAACACTCACCCTTCGGGCGTTTGTGTCTTTCAAGAGCGACAGGGCCACAAGCTCTGGCACAGACGCCACGCCGACGCGTGCGCTGTGCTACTCGCTCAGGACGAAGAGTTGGTTCATGGAGAAGTACCCACAGAAGGTGCGGGCGGCTACGGCCGGGAAGCTCGCCCTCGCCACTGGCGCATTCCCCCCGAGTGATGTCCGGAACATCTACGCCTGTGAGTCTGGTCTCGTTGTCCTAAACGAGGGATCGGCCGACCTTGCTCGCGGCGCAGTTACATCTGTTCGGCTCACCAACAGGGGCGCCGGATACAAGACTCCGCCCACTGTGACGGCCTCCGGCGGCGTCGGGGCTGAGTTTCAATCGGTCACTAATGACAGCGGCGAGGTTACGGCGATCATCATCCGCAACCCTGGGAGAGGGTACTCGTCCGGGACTCTCACCATCTCAGCTCCGAACGATCCTTCCTTCGCGTCTCCGGTAGCCGCGACAGCTACGTACACGGCGACATCCACCACGGCCGACACTCCCCTCTACATCCCGTATCGCATGAAGACCGGGTGTGCTGCCTACGTGGACGACTCTGAGGACCCAAAGGCGGCGGCGGCTCAGTCGCGGCAGATTCGCGTGGCCTACAAGCCGCTTGCTGTGTCGAGCCCGCTTGCGATGCGGCTGTACTACAACAACGCGAAGGATCCACGGCGAAACCTGGCCACCAGGGTTCGGGGGACTGGGTTTGCCTTCAGCTCTGTTGACTCATCCGCTCGCATCGATCTCGGCGGAAACATGATCAAGAGCGGTGCCGACGACGGCGTGGCCGGTGCTGTGCTGTCTGGGCGGACCATCGATGACATCAATGCGGACCGTAATGTTGCAGTGGAGATCAGCGGCGCTCGGACCGGGCCAGAGCCTGTCATCGTGTACGGCATTGATGCCGCAGGGACTGGGGGCCGCTGATGTTCGACGCGTCTAGGATTGCCGCGATTCTTCGCTCCTGTGGCGTTCCAATGCGGCAGGCGGCGGAGCTTGCAGGCGTTTTGGGAGGGCGCCGGCAAAAGCTCAAGACAGGCGGCGGCTTGGAGCAGGACACCACCCCAAGCGACCTGCGCGAAGTGACTCCCAGCGCACGGAGGCACCACCTCACCAATCTGGATTTTCGCAGGGGGGATCCGGACTACCGGCCTTCAAAGATCGACGATTCCGAGCGCCGGCGGCAGGCACAGCCTGATCCGGCAATCAAAACTGTGTCTGCGCCTCAGGAGACCGACTCCTCGTACAACCTTGTCGATGGGGCCTATACGTCGGTGGTGGCGGCCGACGGGGCTGTGGCGGTCAACCTGGCCGTTCAGGGCAGCGGACGGGCAATGATGCTCGACCCTCCGAGCAACTCGATCGTTGGAAAGACGCTTCGCTGCGAGGCCGGAGGCGGCGGCGCCAACCAAAACCTTGTCAGGTTTTTCATCGACGAAACAGGGCAAGAGGTTGTCTGGAAGCTGATGCTGGCGATCGATCGCATCCCAATCGTCACCGACATTCGGTACCGCATTGGTCGCGGGATCGAGTACACGAGGCGGACGGCTGCCGTTTTCCTTGACCCGGCAGATCAATTCGAGCGAAAAGTTGTTCCGTTCAAGCAGCAGGAAGTGGTGTCTTCCCTCGACAAGAACGACGCCAACACTTCTCTCATCGCGACCAAGATTAAGGTGGACGTTCCGGCGACAGAGAACTTTGAGACAGACACGTTTTCTTTTGGTGGATCCGCCGACGCCGTTCTCTGCAAGACCACTTCCGCCTGGGCGAAGGGCTCATCCGCCACGCCTCAGATCTGGGCCGGCGTGCCGGGAAGCGAGACGAACACTGGTACGACGATCTCGGCGTATAACCGATACGCCTCAATTCCCACCGGAAAGTTCTGCACGGTGATGCTGCACCGTAGCGGGTATTACTACGTAATCGCTGCGGAGTGCTCGTGATGCTGTTGCCAGGCTGCCAGTGTTGCGGTACGTCTCCGTGCCCAGAGTGTCGGCACTACACGGTTGACACGTTTGACAACAGCCTTACCGCTACTGTCACAATAAACGGCTACAGCATTCCGGTGTATACAGGAGACTTTTTTCCTGAATACGAATACCTGAGTATTCCATCAGAAGTGCAGTCCAATTGCTTTGTTGGTTATGAGAATCCTAAGCGAGCCGGCTTTTATGCGGAGTTCCAGGCAGATAGTGCTTTCAGGGAATACTTCGAGGTATCTGGGTGCCCAAGCGTTCGAGTGTTGCTAAGGATTTACGTTGTTCTCCCAGAATCTCAGTACTATGGCCCAAACAGCAGGCTTGCGCTTCAAATAGAAGGGTACGATATTCCAGCAAACTGCACCGACACCGGCGGGACAGCCACCACATCGCAGTCGTGGTATTTCTGGGGCAACGACCAATTTGTAGACGAGAACTGCACAATTGCTTTGCTCGACTGGCTTAGCACGCTGACCGTGGTCACTACATTTGCGTTTGACCCTTGCGAGTGCCCACCATGACCGACCCGGTCAAGCTGTCGCGGCAAGCGGTTGCATCGTTCGCGGCAAAGCGAAAGCCGGGCTACGAATCCGCGTTGATTGCCGCCGCCGTCTCCTCTGATGAACGGTCCGTGACGATCACGCGCGTCGACTACGACCGGCTCCGAGACGAGTTTGCGTTGGCCTGCGGCCCTGGCTGCCAACTCCGCCGCTCGCTGGCATGGTTGAGAATCCGCGACGACGGCTCCTGTGGCTGCAATTCCTACGCTGCGCAGATGGACGCCTGGGGGCCCGACGAGTGCCTCCGGCGAATCGAAGAGATCGTCGAGCACCTGCGGCAAGCCGCCGAGAAGAGGGGATTGATCTTCAACGAACTCGCCGCCCGCCAGCTTGTTCGGGTCGCCTGCGGTCTGGCTCGGAGGAACGCCCGCAAAGTGGCCTCCGAGGGGACATAAACCAAGCAGAAAGGGCCATCCCATGCTTGGCGGACTCATTCAGCCGCGATACATCACGAGCTACTCCGGTGGCGGCGGGAGCCGCGAGGCCAGCTCTTCGGCCTCGTACGACTACTCTGGCCTGGAGGACCACCTCAAGTCCCAGGACATGGTGGATGACCTGCGGGCGCAGAAGTACGCCTCTCTTTACGGGGGGGATGTGGCCGGGAGCGTTGCGACTAGCGACAAAATCCGCTCGCTGCTCGGCAAAATCAACGCCAACGCCCCAGGGGCGACGGAGAAGAGCCCTCATACGGTGGTGAATCCACTTGCGAAGGTTCAGAGCTCCAGCGGGTCCGCTGGCGTTCACCAGCGGGAACCTGATTTTGAGGGTTATCACGACTATCAGGATGGAATTGGGGCGGATCAAGACAGCCAGCCGGCCCCGCCAGAGTGGAAGCAAAACCTCATTAACAAGAACAGCGCCCTCAAGGACAAGCGTCTTGGCCGGATGGTCGAGATGGGCCACATCGCGTAAGGAGTGCAGGCATGTACGGAATGAAGGCTTTCGGATACCAGCCCTTTGGGCAGGCTGCGCGGATGATGCAATCTGGCGATCCAGACACGGTCGCCATGGGGGAGAGCATCGCTGGGGAGTACGGGCGAGATCTGAACCGTGACAACCACGAACAGGGCCTCCAGAGCTCTGAGCAGAGCCGCCGGCAGTACGACTCCGAGACGTCCCGAATGATGGGCATGAAGAAGATTGGGGTCCTTGGCGGGCTCCTGAGCGGGCGCATGCCAATCGGCGGGAACTACTGAGATGGACTTCCAGTACGGCAACTACGGCCAAGCCATCGGCTTCGGAAGCGGCGGTCTGCTTGCCGGCCTCATGCCTGGCGGCAATCCCGCGCAGCAGGCGGCTTACGGCCAAGCCATGCAAGGGGCTTCTCAGCTTGCGCTGAACCGTGCCCAGGAGAACATGGGGTATCAGCAGCAGCAAGCGCAAAACGAGTCTCAGCAGCGCCAGTCCGGCAACCAGAACAAGGCCCAACGCCTCGGAAATGAGAGTCAGGAGCGGATGGGCAAGGGCGAGCTTTCGACTCGCAAGAAGGCGTTCGGCATCGGCCAGCAGTTCGGGTATGCCGGAATAGACCGGCGCAAGCAGCTTGGGATTCAGCAAGGCGTGCTCAACGGCCTGGCGGGAGGCGACTGATCATGGCAATCGGATCTGACCTGACGCTTACCGGCGGGACGTTCGCCCCAGGCCCGCCAAAGCCAGCGCCTCCCGGCTGGCCGACCAAGCCACAGCCAGCCAAGGCCGCTGGGCAGTCGAGTCCTTACGGTCGCGCTCCGGGCGGAATCGGGGACGACATCTCGCAGTCGGCAGAGAACAACGCCATGGCGATGGGCGCTGGCGCTGGGATGGCGTCACTTCAGAGCATGGACCGGGCTGGAGTCTCGCGCGGAAAAGGTCAGAGATCTCGGGCGGACGTCGCCCAAGCGGGCGCGGACATCGGCGGCCGGATGCAGTCGCAGCAGATTCAGCAGGGAATCGCTTCTGCTAACGCAAAAAACCAGCAGGGCTACGAACAATCCATGCGAATGGAGCAGCTCGGAAACCAGGGCTTGCTGGAGGGCCTCAGGAGCCAGGGCGCTCGCGAGCGTCTGGCTGGCCAGGGCTGGACCCAAGACATCTACGAGGCCCTGGCGAACGGCCAATTCAGTCTTGACCAGATGCAGCTTGACATGTCTCCGCTCCTGCGAAGCCTGATGGGCTGATCAAACTACACGAAAGGGTGTGACATGGCTGACGATGTCGATCTCGAAGACCTTCCGCCAAAGGCGCTGCGGAAGATGATCCGCACCCTCCGCGCGAAGCTCAACAAGAAGCCAGGCGGTGATGACGAAGAGGACTCCGGCTCCGAGAAGGAGCGCGAGGATCTTGCCGATCTCCACGAAGACTCCAAGGGCAAAGGCCACAAGCAGAAGGTCGAGAAGGACGATCTGCCGTTCGACTTGGAGGGCGGTGACGCCGAAGATGAAGGCGAGGAAGACGACTCGTCTAGCGATGAAGAGAAGTCAGTTCCGCCGAAGAAGAACCCGAAGAAGTAAGGGCCGACATGAATCTTTGGAGACTCTTCGGCGACGCGGCTAAGGGGTCGTCTATTCCCAGGGCCGACGAAGTAGCCAAGAACGCTGCTCGGGTTCGCAATCTAGCCATGCAGGCCCGGCAAGCCAGGGCTGGCGCGGATCGCGTTACGGAACTTCCTGACGGAAAGACGGCCACCACTCTTGGCGGCCCGGTCGAGCGCCCGCAGGCCCCCAAGTCTTCGCGAGAAGAGGTCGAGGACCTCATCACCGAAGGCAGTCAGATTGCGCAGGACGAGAAGAAAGCTCGCGCCGGCACTGCTGCGGCCATGGAGGCCGAGCGCAAGGCAAAGAAAGAGCCTGCCCAAGCCGTCCGTTCGGAACGAGAAGCCATCGAGTTCTGGAA